CCGTTAAGCGAACCTTTCTTAAAGTAATATTAACTATTGTTAATTACAGGATATTAACTCCAGCACCGAAGTTGAATCCGATTGTGTAATACATAGTTTCTGGGTGGAATCCAGCGTCTACTAAAGCGAATCTAGATTTAACCGCGATTTTAGGAGCCATAGTTCCTTCTGCGATTGTTTCAACAGATTCAGCCATTAAGTAAGGCATGAATACTAATCCAGGAGAATTACCATCACCTTTTCTACCTACAGCAACTCTATAGTCAGTCCAAGACATGTTTGGATCAACATAGATAGTTACACCAGCCAACGCGCCAACTGGATATAAAGATCCACCAGCTTGGTTGATTGTGTTAGATAAAGGATATGCAATAAATCCTGCAACATCCTGAAGTGCCGTAGCAATTTCTCCAGAAGTTACTGCGAACGTAGCAGGTCCTCTTCTTCCTCTTGTAGCAATTAGATTAGATGCAGCAAGAATCTTAGTATACAACCTACGTTGTAATGATCCTTGTGTTTCTCCACCTGTTCCAATAACAGTTACGGCTGTTGCAACAGCAACTGCAGTGTTACCACCTCCAGCTTGAGCCCCGTTACCAGGTCCTAATTGGATGTTAATTGGTCCAGCGGCACCAGCGGCAGTTTCATAAGCAGCAGATAGGTTTAATAAATCAACAGCTAATACATTTTGGGCGTTAGTAGCTCCATTTCTGAAGATTCTGTCCAAGATGTATTTGTTGATAGATTGAGTTAACTCATTTACCAATACAGCTTCTACTTGAGCAACAGCATCAATTCCGAATTGCTTAAGATCCTGAACTTGTTCTCTAGTTACAGCGGCAGCAACTTGGAAAGTTTTTGCAGCAATAGACTTATTGAATAAGCTTAGTCCCATAATGTTATCTGGAGTTGATTCTCCAACACCTCTTTGGTATGGATCAGTTCCGTCAATACTCTCAGCAGTAAAGCTAGGAGCAGCGTTAGCAACGTTAGATGATTCAAAAGCATTACCTGAGAAACCAGAAATATGGTCTTCTAAAGCTTTTACTAATTCAACACTTCCAACTAAGTTGTTACCAACAGCAACACCAGCAACAGCAGATGATGCAGTGTATAATGGAATACCATCAGCTATAGCATCATAAATTGGTTCCCATCCTATTTCACCTTGTTGGTAAGGATTAGGCGTAGCAGCAAATGTTGCAGCAGCGTTATCGTTACCTCTTACTCTGAATATAGACTTACCGTCAATTCTTGATCTTCCTACGTAAGTTAATTCGTAAGGAGCAACTTCACCACCAGCTAAGGCAGCAGAAGATGCATATCTTAAATCATCAACAGCTAGTACATCAGCACCAGTTCCGACTTTAATTAGTAAAGGTGCAGAATCAGTAGCTTTACCACCTGCATCTTGTACTCTACCTCCACCATATACGAAGTCTAGGTAAGTTAATACTCCCATAGGACCTTGCATTGGTACAACTGGTACTAAGTCTAAACCTACAGTCTGAGCCGCTACTTGCATAGCAAGTGGTAACAAAGAAAATGGTCTATCTCCAGAACCTGGAGTCATACCGTTGTTGAAGTTGTTCATTGTAGTAGGATCACTAGGAAAAGCCGTAGCGTTCATACCTTGAACATTCATGTTTGGATTTAAGTGTACAGTATTATATACACTTTCATTAAGGTTATGGTAATGGCAGTACTTAGACATCCAAGATAACTTAGACTTTTCAGTAATTCCAGTAGCCTCCTCAATGATTGGGCCCCAAGTCTTTTGAACTTCGGCCTCATTGATTAATTGATTTGCGTACATTTTTTAAATTTTATTTTCGCATTTTGTGGAATCTTTCGATTCCGTTTATTTAATCGCCTCGGTCCTTTTCTTCTTGACCATTCGATTAATATCTTTAGATTAAATGATTATCTATTTAATCTGAATTTCATTTTTTCTACTAAGTCATTTCTAAAAGATTCATTTACTAATGGCTCTTTAGTGTTTGCAGACTCAGCAGCAGTTTTACTTTCGTTAATAGATTCTGTTACCATTTGAGAACTTCTTAAGTCTCTTGTTGCCCAGAAATTATTAATTCCATATTGATTACCAACTGGGTGAAACCTTGATTCTGAAATAATTTGCCCTTGTCTTGCCTCAGAAAGGTTATTCCATTTTTCTTTAAATTTTTCTGGCATATCAGTAACTACATTTAATTCATTTTTCTTTTCAATAAAATTAGATTCCCAAATATTTTCAGCTTGTATAGTTGACATAATTGGTTTAGAATTCATTGATTCTACAATCATAGCTTGCTTTTCTGTAGATAAAGAATTAAATTCATTCTTTTTAGATTCTCCTAAGAAATTCATAAAGTGCATTTCAGATACATTCTTAACTTCAGCAGCTGCAATCAACTTTTCTAATTTTTCTTCAATTGAATCTTTGTAATCTTTAGTATCTTCAACTTCTTTGCTATCAGATTTACTATCAGCCTTAGTAGCAACAGTTTCAGATTCATTAATTGATTCACTGTTTGGTTTATTCATATTTTCGGCAATGTATTCAGAATACTTAATACTCTTATCTACATTTTCTCCAAGATATTCAGAATAAGCAATATTCTGATCAACCTTTTCAGCAACATATTCTGAATAATCAATACTCTTTTCTACATTTTCAGCAACATAGTTAGAATATTGAATTCCTTTGTCTGCCATTTCAGCAACATGCTCAGCATATTGAATACTACCATCAAGCTCTTCAGCTAAATAAGTAGCATAATCTTTAATTGAATTTACATTCTCTGCTAAGTAGTCAGAATATGAAATATTTTTGTCTAAGTTTTCTGATAAGTATTCAGCATAATCAGTAACCTGATTTACTTTCTCTGCAACATGCTCAGTGTACTTAATAAGTTTTTCCATTACCTCATCATTATTAGAATTAGTAGATTCTTTAACATTACTTAGAACTCCAGATACATATTCAGTATACTTTTGAAAATCTTCGACGGATACATAGTTTTTATTTTCCATTGTTAGATCTTTTTTATTATTATTGTTATTTTCAGTTTCTTCCATCTCGTAAATTAATATACCATCATCATTACTTAGGCCAAAAGATTCATTTACTCTAGATAGTTCAGCATTTTCAAAACCAGGATCTGCGACTAGGTCATAAGTAAAAAACTTTTTAATTTTAACTTTACCGTTTTCATCTACTGTACCAGCAGCTCTACTTGAAATATGTAAAGGGATACCATCTTTGATAAGAGCCTGTGCTTCTTTACCTTTAGAAGTATTTAATAATCTTATTTTACCGATAACTTGTTTTTTATCTTTATCATAATCTAAAGATTCTACGACATGAGAGACGTTAGCCAAACTAACATCAAAATCTTTAGGATGGTCTAATTCTCCTAGAAGTTTATTAGTCTTAACTTTTTCTTGTAATTCGTTAATGTGAGGCATTACTTCTTTCTCCTCATAAATTCGGTTATTCTTGTTCTTGACATCAAATTCGGTAAATACACCTTCTAACACAACTGAACCGTCTTCACCGGTAGTTATATCTAAATTTGATTTCTGTCTTTCAAGAATTAATAATTTTTTTCCTGACATTTTCTCTAGTTATTTGATTTATATATTATAAGTTCTTTGGAGTTTTTATCCAAGGCCTGCTAATGGATCTTCATCCGCTGCTCCTTCTTTCTTCTCAGGTTTAAAATCTGCCTTATCAGCACCTAAAAGGATCTTTTCAATATCGGTTTCAGAGTAATTCTCTTTCTCTAAATCAGCTCTTTCTTTTGCTCTAGCATTAGCCTTTAAATCTTCACGAGTAAATCCGCCATACCTCTTAACCAAGAATCCTAAATCAAAGTATGGTATTTCCTCCATTTCAGCAGTCATGGTACTTAATTGAGTTTTTAGATTACCTATGAAATCAACTCTTTTTGTTTGTAATTCCATTTCTTTCATTTCTTCAAAAACGTTATCTTTAACAAAATTAAGACCTAATCCAGATTTAAAAGAAACATCATTTTTTAATTCAGGGTGATTAAGACACATTTGAAGATACATTGGTTTAACAAGTATTTCTTGGAATATAGATCTTAACCGATCAACAAATTTAGAAAATTTAATTTCATCTCTTAGCATTCCACTGGCATCCATGTCATAAGTATTACCACCTTCTTTATCAAATCGTGAGAATGGTATTTTAGAAGCTAGTTTTAATCTATCAGCAAAATACTTAAGAGATTCAGTATCACCTAAATCTGGTCCATCACCACCAATTGTACTAATCTCAGGGCTTTCTCCATCTTTTGAAGGTAACCAATATTCTTTATTAAACGGCATCATTGGTTTTCCGTTGGTTACAATTTCACCACTTTCCTGATTAAAATCAACAACTTCTCTGTATGAATTCATTAATGATGCTAGAGATTGCTTTGCTCTTGTTTTAGATTTACCGCCTACTGGTATAATAAATTGAGTTTTAAATGAAGCATTAGAAACAGCCCAGATGATTCTAGTTGTTTCCATAATTCTTAAAAGGTTAAATGATCTTATTAATCTTTCAACATAAGATATTCTCATTGGAGAATTAACTTGTGAATATGAAAGGTATATGATTTGTGAATCCCATAACTTTCTTTCCTTTGCACCTTGTCCTTTATATTGTACCCATTGCTTCTTTCCAGTGTCAGTATCAATACCTGGCATTAAGGAAATAGGGTCCAATTCCTTAAATCCTATAATCTCTGTCTGGTTATCATTATATACTATTTCAAATGAAAGGAATCCATCCACTAACCATTTTCTAAAATAATTCCACGGCTGTACTGAATCATTAAAACCGAAGTAATTGTAAAGGTTATTATATACATCACCAATTTCATCTTCGATAGAACTTGCAATATGTCCATGAAAATCAGAGTATGCCATAAAGTTAGATTCATCAAATACAATTGCTTCATCAGTGATTACATCTAAGATATCTTCTATTTCATCTTGTACTGCATATTGTCTAAGCTCATCTCGCTTTCTTTCATAATCCCTATCAAAAATAGAGATATTCTTTTTCATTGTAGTATCCGTTAATGATAATGCAGCAAATGCACTATACATATCGTCAGAATCCGAGCCCATTGGATTAAATGTATAACCCATTTGGTTTTCAGTAAACCCTACTGCACGGGAATTACGAATGATCATATCATCATAAGCCATGCCTAAATTAGAAAGATCCTTTAAAATCTTCCTTACTGGATTACCTGTACTTAAGGGTCCTCTTCTGTCAGTAAAACCTGCCATATTGTTTTATCTTTTATTGTTTATATATTCTTGTAATATAATGCTTGTGCTTCATTAATATTTCCACCAAAAAAATGATTTTGATTGTTTACAGCACCTATATACCAATCTTCATAACCTAACATTCTAGGTTTTCTCATTCTATCTAATCTATACTGTCTAACTGCATAAGTAAGATTATATTTTCTACCTAGTGATTTTTTTAAATTATCATATGTAAATTCACTTAACCTAGGCTGGGCCATAGGATTACCTGGTGCCTTATTTATTGCAGAAGTGATCGTACTTTTAAATGATTTAAAAACATCAGAAAGAAAAGGTATTCTTGCATCATAAGGGATGTAGTGAATGTTTACACCTAATTGATGATCATTGTCACTTTTACCTAATCCTAATACTAAAGGATAAGTATCATAAAAGGTTTCGTCTGGGGTAAAATATTCAAAAGAATACATCTTACCATTATCTAATAATCCTTTTGCGATACTCCCAATACCTTTAAGGTCTTTTTCAGATTGTTTTGAAGCACCAGACCTCCCTTTATAATCTGCGAGGTAAATAT